ACCCGCTGTTTTTCATCAGATACCGGCTGCCTTTGATGAGTTCGTTGCGTACCAGTGGCGTCGCCTCCTTGCGGTGGTCTTGCGGAGCTGCGGCGGGCAGGCGTTGGCGAACCGGTGATGGGTTGACGCTCTCGTAGGGCGACCATCCAAAGGCTAAAGCGGCGGACTTGGTGATTTTTTGCAGCAGGTTCATGTTAGAAAATACCGGCAGTTGACTGACAGGTGCGGCGGGTCTTGCCGTAGGTGATCGGGTCGAGCTTGCGGAGAGCGTGCTGGCAAGCCGCGATGATCTCTTTCGTGTCATCGAGGCGCTTGTAAGTGATCTGCGATCCCGACTCCTGGAAGCTGATCATGAGCTTCTTGAGTGTCTTTTTGTTCTCTTCGAGGATCTCGACCACCTCTTCGGTGGAAAAACCTGTCGTCATGTCGAGGGCCGCCATGCCCTCTGACAAGTTGTCAATCTTCGGCGGCTTCCTGCTCGGTCTCGCGGCCAAGGATTTTGAGCATGAAGGCAAACACGGTCGCCATCGCCTCGCAGTCGAGAAGGTGGTTCGGTCGTTTTTGGATCCGCGTCCATTGCCAGCGGTCGCCATCCTTGATCCGCATCTCGGATTCCAGTTGGCTTAGGTAGGCGATTTTCTTTTCGTCGTTATCCGCCTCGGTGAAGGCGTCGGTAGGAACCTCCCATGTTGGACCGCGCGCTGGATCTTGATTGCGCCGAATCCGAGCCATCGCGTCCTTGATGTTGAGGTTGCTCCAATAAAACATCTGAGCGGTCTTGCCGGCGGCGACATGAATTGACCTCTTGGGCGAGTAAAATCTCTCCAATGACTTAACCCGGACGCCGACGCCGAGGCGTTGCTTGAGTCGGTGAGTCCATGTCGCCTTGCGATCGCCCATCAGCGCGACCCATCCATGCTCGGCACATCTTTGATAGACCTCGTAGCTATTGAAACCGGCATCGACGCCAACCAATGAGGACGAAACGCCGTATTTTTCCTGCTTTTCCTGCAACTCTTCCCAGGTGTGAGCTGTACCCCAGTCGATCCGGCGACTCGATCCATCGGGGCTCCATTGGGTGATCAACCACCAAAAGTGATCCATTTGAACATCCACCGTCATCACGCGCAGCCGCACCGGAGGCTCATCGTCCTCATCGGGTAGGCGGATCTTGCCAGCGATGATCGCGCCTTCCTTGCCCCAGAGTAATTCGCCTCTGGCATACCCGCTATCAGTCGGCTTGATCGAGAAATCCTCGGTGTATTCCGTGAATGGGAGAGCTAGTCGCTTCTGCCAGAAGATTTTCAACTGATCGATGTCGCCGTACCTTGCTGACGCCTTTGCCCGGAGGTAAATCTCGGCGAGGTTGCCCCATGAGCCAGCGCACAAGCCATTCCAGTGGAAACCAACATTCGACTTTGCTGCTCCGGGATTTTGCACGACATAACGCGCGCCGTTACGAGGGTCGTTCAGCTCTCGGCGTGATCGATCGGCGTCCGGGAATCTCTTCCCACACTCGCAGAACATTTCGGTGGTCTCGCGCACCCTTTCAAAATCCCACCCACCATCATCAAGTTTGGCGTCCTTGCTCCACTCGATGTTCTCCCACCTCCAAGGCTGCGTCGTCCCGCAACTTGGACAGCGCCAACACCACTCGCGCTGGTCGGTCGATTTGAATTTCCGATCGGTGTCGTCATCGGTCTCGCCGGCCTGCGACACGAAGAACCTTTTGCCCAGCCACCCGAAGGCGGTGACCCGCGCCTCGGCCTCGGCCATGTGACCGGATGGCCAGCGCCAGGTCTCATCGCCGATCAACCAGCGGATCGAACGGCGTTGGAGATTGGTCTTTGAGTGAGCGCCGAGCACCCAGCCGGTCATGCCGTTGAGGAAAGAAACCGAATTTCTTTTCAGCTTGTGACGCTCTGCGCCTTGATGGCGCGGCAAAATCTCCCGAACTGGACCGCATTGTTTCCATAGCACTTGCAGACGGTTTTCCATCTGGTCCTTGGCGTCGGCATCGGTCTGGTCGAGCCAGAGCATCGGTCCGGGCGCATTGGCCGCGATCCAACACGAACCAAGCTCTGCCGTCATGGTTTTGCCTGCCTGAATCGCCGCGATGATCGACACCAGTGATACCGACGGATCGGCCAGCGCCTCCAATGGCTCACGAATCCATGGCGAATTGCCAGATTTGAACCCGCCGGGTACTGGAGAATACGGAATCGACTCCACATATTCCTCGCACCACTGCCATGGCGGCCGGCGATCTTGATTAGGCCACCCGTGCAGGAACTTTTCGTCCAGCTCTGCTTTTTCTTGGGGCGTTGTTGGTGGTGCTTGAATCATCAGGATCTTTCTCTTTCGGGTAATCTCCGCGCCTTAATGTGGCCGTGATCTCATCCACGACCTTTACCATTTCCTTTCGTATGTCTACCGCATCGAGCCCAACCAATAATGGCGGAAGCTCATTCTCTAACTTGTTGCGGAAAACCGCATGCGCTTGAGCAACATGGTAGGTCCATCTCTCCCTAACAGCCTCCATGGTGACATAAAATCCCCTCTTCACCGCCACTCGAAGCTCCCGCTCCTCGACCTCTGCCAACAATTTCCTGCCGCGAAGCTGGGTTTCGTTAAATTCCAATTCGCCGGTATTCCCGCGAAGTCCGCGTGCCTTCACGAATTGCCTCCATGCGATCACATCGTGCGTCCTGTTCGATGATTCCTTCGGGCAATCCGGGATTTTTCTCCACTGCCGAATCGTTTCGGTGGTCACACCCAGAATTTCCGCCAACTCAAGCCAGCTCGATGCCTCATGCCTTGAATCGGCAGACTCCTCACCACCTTGGCTCATCGACTGAAGCAGGGCGCGCTCGCCTCTTGTTAGTTTCTTTCCTGACTTGGCCTTCTTTTCGATCTGGGCGAAGTCCATTTCCAGTATCTTCTTAGCATTCTCGGGGCTTGGCGGCATGCCTAGCCAGCCGCGTCAACTGATCAACCGTGCAAGGTTGAAAACAAAATATGCACAGTTTTACAAGGTGGGTCCCCCGAGCCGCGCCGCATAGGGGCACCGGTCAATAGATTCCTTGGCTTCGCCGGCATCGCCTGGCATTGCCTGCCGGCGCTCGCCTGGCAGCGCTTGAATGAACCGGCAGCCACCCGGAACCGTGCGACATGCCGGCCGCGCGTGCTTGGCCTGGTGATTGCCGAGCGCCGGCCGCGGATCCGGCCGCGGGGTGGTCGGGTGGTCATCGCCGGCGCCGGACCGCATGCCAGTAAATCGGCCGCGGGGTGGATCCGCGCGCCCGGTCAAATTAATTTTAAATTAACTGTTGCAAAGCTTGGCGCCCTTGCTATTTTTTGCCTAGTCGCATGCAGCGACGCCCTACCCGGTGGGACACCGGGAAACCGTAGAAAACAAAAAAATGATACAAGACACATGCACGACGTGGGCCGGCGCTATCGCTGCAGCTCATCGCAAGACAAACAAAAAACCGGGTGGGTACGTTATCCACCGGGGTACAGTAAACGGTCAGCGATTCGCTGCCGTTGCGACATTGAAAACCGACAATCGGAAAACAGGGGACATGGTTCAAATTTGGTTTGTCCTCGAGGACATGCATCCGGTTGAGGCTGTCGCGCGTGGCATCGATGTGAAAACGATTTGCCGGGGCTGTCCGTTCGCTTCCGGCAATGGCTGCTATGTTAATGTGGGGCAAGCGCCCCTTGCTGTTTGGCGCGGATTGAATCGCGGGATCTACCCTGAGTTGAATCCGTTTGAATATTCCCGCATATTCGCCGGGCGCAAAGTTAGGTTTGGCGCGTACGGCAATCCAACCTTGCTACCTATTTCCAAAGTTAAAGCGATCGCGGAAGCTTCAAAGGGTTGGACGGGATATTTTCACGATTGGCGAGAAAATCCGATGGCTCACGCCTACGCTGCCTATTTTATGGCATCGACAGAAACGGAAGATTCCCGGAAGCTTGCGAATGCGATCGGCTTCCGAACGTTTCACGTTTCGCCGGATAAGCCGGCCGATGCGATCGAATGTCTAAGTGACGCAAAGGGATTAACATGCGCGCAATGCAAGCTTTGCGCCGGGCTTTCCAAGGGGCGTCAACCTTCGGTTTGGATTAATCCGCACGGCTCAAAAAAGAGTCGCGCGATCAGCGCCGCCATGGAAAGGACGGTTTCCCGATGAAACCGAGCCCCACCCTGGCCGGCCGGCTCAGCGACGGGCGCCCTGTATATTACGGAAAAAAGGACCCGTGCGACATGTCCACCCGTGATCTTGAAACATGGGTTACATTGGACCACCCGAGCGCCGGGCTTTATATCCACCTGGAAATTTTAGGGCTGCCGGATCCATGGGACCGCGGCCGCGTCGGCATGGGCACACCGTTTTTGTCACTGTTGCACAGGGTGGAATGTTTCCTTGCATTAATCAACCCCGCGACCGTCTACGCGTGGAGAAATGCCGAATTGTTGGATATGCTCGGCGAACCTTTCCCCTTAATAGCCGAGTGCATGGCGGCCGGCGCCTCGCCGGATGATTTGGAAAAATCCACCCGTGAAAACCTCGCTGATGTATCACCTGAGCATGTCATGGAAAGGGCGGGCGCCGATGTATGAGAAAATCGAAACGGCGCTTGTCATTGCATGCATCGCCGGCGCTGCCGGTGTTTTCCTTGTCGCCGGCCACCTAATCGGCGCCCGGTGGACATTAGGACCACCCGACCACGAAACTCGGGCGGCCGCATCGGCGCCCCTAATTTTCGGCGAGTAATGAAAAGAAAACCCACCCCGCGCGCGCCATGCGTGCGGGGTTTTTTTCCGCGGTCCGTGTGGATCCGCGGTCCGTGTGGTTCCGCGGTCCGGGGTGGATCCGTGGCCGTGTGGATCCGCGGTCCGTGTGGATCCGCGGTCCGGGGTGGATCCGCGGTCCGGGTGGATCCGTGGCCGTGTGGATCCGTGGCCGTGTGGATCCGCGGTCCGGGTGGATCCGTGGCCGTGTGGATCCGCGGTCGTGTGGATCCGCGGCCAGGGTGGATCCGCGGTCGTGTGGATCCGCGGCCAGGGTGGATCCGCGGCCAGGGTGGATCCATGGCCAGGGTGGATCCGCGGCCGGGTGGATCCATGGCCAGGGTGGATCCGCGGCCGGGGTGGAAATCGGGCGCTTTTGGCCTGGTCGGTCGGGTTGGCCGATTTCCGGCCGCGTGATGAAAAATGCCGATTTCCGGCCGGTGCCACAAAAAACCAATTTCCGCCCCGTGACTATGGCTTATGTATTCCTGCCCCCGCTGCGCTTTTTTGGACGAAAACCCCCGCTGCGCTTTTTTGAGTTAAAACCCCCGCTGCGCTTTTTTGAACCGGAGAAATAAATTTTCGGATTATGTGAAAATAAATGTTGCCAACTACGAAAAATACTTTATCTTAAACCCGTCGCCAGCAAATGGCGAACCGACCGGGAGGCACCCGGAACCTATAATACTAGTAGAAAAATGAAAAATACACAGAAGAAGTCGGCCCAATATTGGGAAGCATATAAAACCCGCGTTCAAGAGTTAGAGGCAGAAGGTCTTTGCACTTCGGATGCTCAATCGGTTGCAGATGTTGAGTTCGATGAGAGCTTAAAAAATGTTGATGAGCACACTCCTGGACCATGGGTTGTAGATTTCTGCAATGGTAAACCATATGTCGTAAACGGCAATTTTTGTGCTGCTCGGGTACATGGCACCGAAAAGACTTTGCTGGCAAACGCCCGCTTGATCGCCGCCGCGCCTGAGCTGCTCGAAGCCTGCATGGTGGCACTGGCTGCCATCAAATCCGAATACCCGCTCGAGCATGGAAACCCAACGATCGGGCGCGCCTGGGGCACGCTTGAAAGCGCCATCGCAAAAGCAACCTCTAATATCTAATCATCCAAACCAACTGAAAATATGAGACTTAATAAATATAGCAAAAAAACAGTATCCTGCTTTATCCGATTCGACGGGTGCGAGCCCGAATGCGTCGATAGAGAGGAGCAACGCGCAGCCCTCCACGCTGCCGTCATCTGTGGCGAACCATGCACTATCTGGGATTCAAGCGACATTCAGCCAAGCCGTTGCCGCTACGAACCCGGCAACGATATGAGTCGTAATGTTCTTAAATGCCTTGCCAAAGATGGCGTTTCACCACGCGCAAAAATCCTCGCCCAACAGCAGGAAACCTGCCGATTGGACGCGCAGGCGGATGAACTCCCAATGGAATTCAAGATTGAGAAAAACTGGGACAGTGCCCCGTTCGTTTCCCTTGACGGGGTGGTCGAGATATA